CCTAAGTCCTGTTCATGTTACAGCGAACAGTAGGTGAGATAGGATTAAATCTCTTTCAACCTCTCTAGCTCTGTATAGCATATCCCAATCTAGACAAACGTGTCTGAGAAAGGAATGGCCACTATAACTACATTTACAAAAGTAGGAGTGGTAGGAATGGTACCGCCAGTGAACTGAATGCTCGAACCAGCAGAGTTAAAACCATTGATAGTGACGATAGAAGTGTATTGAACCTGGGCTGCATTTGACGTTCCTCCATTCGGAATGGGGACATTTGATCCGGCTCCTTGGTTCCAAAGAGGTTGTACCGTCAAATTTGTTAAGGTTCTGGTATGGGGGTTATAATTAACCGCTCCAGTACCAATCCATGTACAGGTGACCAAAAATCTACCTGAGGATATACTACTGTTGAAAAATATTGTGTCAAAACCCGCACCCACTGCTGTAATAGTAATTGGCAAATTGCCAGCAGGGGTGGTCTGTAAAATACCCAGAGTGTTATTGCCATCATACGGCCCATTATTCAGTCTGAAATATTGTCCCGGAACGACTCCACCTGGAGGGAGTCGTGGTTTTAGTAATTCCACATCATAAGATACCCAAAGCTCCCCTATCGTAGCGGCAGCTTGCATACCCACAGTCGCTATTTGCGTTTCCCCTAGATCATACATTCTCTGATCTTGGCCTGAAGGTACGGATCCTGTTCTTACATACAGGAGGTCTATAGACATTTCGCCTTTAGCACACTCTACCGGATGTAGAAAGGATTGTGAGGGTCTAGAAGACGTACTAAACTCGTACCCATCCATCTCTATTTTGGATGTGAACGGTCCCAACGCCGAATTGTACTGTGTTGCCATTATTACAGATCCCAATGCGGTGTTGACACTGTTTAATGCGTCAGCGGAAGTTGATACGAACTCAAAAACTAATCCATGCATTTTATATTGTTGAAACTGTGCAGCTACAGCCGACAACCAAGGAAAGGTGCCGACGGCTCCAGGATTAATCACGAACGATCGAGAGCTGAAAGCAATGGACCCAATGATATCAGTTAAGTATTCCTTATGACGAATCCTTACTGACCTTGGACCTTGCGAGAAGACGGGTACTTGGTTGCTGATTAGAGAATTTTCCTCAACCTTGTAATCTCCACTTCCAACTATTCGTGAAAGCATAGCACCAGCCGATGAACCGATGCTCGCCCCAGTGGGGCCTCCATAGACGCCGCCTAGAATTGATCCACCTCCTATCAAAGCTTGTTTGACTAGAGATTTCAACATTTTCTTGACGCTGTCATCTTTGGAAGAACTGTTGTTTTGTTTATTCCCGATTTTTGCTTTAGGACGGGATTCACGCCTTTGCCTGTTTCTGTTTCGATTAGGAGCAATAGTGATTAAGATGGTATAGGGGTGCTGGCCCATTACCAAATAGAGGCTTTTAGGCCCCATTGTCTTCTTTTGTATACCGGTGACTAATCCCGGTGCTCTAGTTTATTCTCCAGCTACATGGATGGAATTTAATGCGGATTCCTGCTTGTTGAAGCCCGCCACCCGAGGTTCTTTAAAGTTAGACTCCCTCCGTCGGTTGAAGATTCAATTTGTCATTTGATCATTGGCTCCTTCATGCCAAGAGTAACTTCCACTATCGCGGGGGCTCCACCTATTTTCCTGGCCCGCTTTTAGAGACAGAAAGTGATTAATCACTTCCCATCTCGACATCGTTAGCCTCTATTCCGTCGACACGGAAAAGAGCTTCGATGGTAGTATTTACATGTTCTACTCCCATTAGAGTGAAATCTATACTATTCACCTCGTTTTCTACTTGACTTAGCTCCATGCCATAAATTCTTTCAAATTGTGCAGCTAAGACGGCATTATCAACCTTGAAGGGTAGTTTTGATTTCAGAGTGATTTGATAATCAGAATCCAGTTTGTTCACTTGACTTCTAGAAGTTCTAACATTTACTAGTTGTCTCACTACTTTTCCCGTTACTGGTGCCCATTCATAATAAGCCAATCCTAGTGCTATACCTACACAATGTTCTAACATGTTCTCAACTTTCTTGACTGTTACAAAATTCTTTGTGAGGGTTCTACCAATTTTGGGAACTAGCACTCTCTGTTCTCCTGTGTTCCAGGCTCTACAACTACAATATTCCAAAAAGTCGTATTCGTCCGGGGTCCTATAGGTCGCTTCTAAAATGTGACCCGCCTTCCGCGCCCTGGCAATCATGTCCTGTAAAAACACTTGGTAATCGAAATCATGTATCGGTTCCAAGAAAAATAAGTTGTCATCACCCAATTGGACAACGACCCAACGTTTAGGATAATTTTTCATAATCCACTCAGCTAACATAAATCCTCTAAATGTATTTCCTCCGCTAGTGTTGATCCCTCCTGTCGGGAATTTTCCTTTACACGTGAATTTAGACCCTGTATAAGTATATCCTCGAGTAGACTGTTGTTTCTCAAGCATCCTTATTGTATCACTGGACATTAAAGGACGGTACAATGAGCACTCTGCCTGTAGGGCCTCGACTTCTGTTCTCCCATCATATCTGGAATAATCTCCTTCGACTACTCCCCATCCCATAAATTCATAAAAGGAAATGATCTGTCCTATTTGCACAGCATCCATACCGGAGGTATAAATGTACTTCTGTTGTAGTGCGGTTTCGACATCTGGCCACAACGATTTACAAACATTCTTCAACCACATGTAATACTCTGGTCCAGTCTTGAGTAAATAATCCTCAGTTTTACTGGATATGCAACGTGGATGACGTTTGCTGGCTTGTTTAGGAACGGAACACTCAATCTTACAGAAACAGTTGGAGATGCACTCATCCTCCGAGTCCCATAAGGTCCTCAAGGCGGATGTCAACGCTTTCCGTCTAGCGTTGGGAAAGTGTTCTATGAATGATGGCATCGCTTCTTCCCACGATAATTCCGCGGGAGGCAACTTCATCTCTTCTTGAAATTTTTCCAAACCGTACTCATATGCTTCTTTTCTTTCTTCTGGTGTTCCGATGGGTTCTAACAATTGTCGACCACAGATAGCTACTTTCTCATTGTGTGAACAGTTTCTAGGTATCCATGGCGTATAATTATGGAACGTAAATCCCACTTGGAAAGATTTGGCTATGCATTTGGGGTCTTTTGTGAAAGTGAACTTCCCGCAACCTGGTTCAAGTAGATTTAACTCAGGCACGTCTCCACAACAAAAATCTGTAATCAGTGGACGTTTAATGTATAGTTTAGGTTTTATCAAATGGAATAATTTGTTAAGTATGGATTTAGTCATGTCAAATAGAAATTTGGCAGCCCTGAAGAAGGGATTCCAGTTGAACCAAGAGGCTAAACGGACTCGCCATGGCAATATTTCATTTACATTAACATACTCTTCTCTTATGATTCCCAAAACACTGTCCAGCCAACCTGGGGTCTTATGAAGACCGGTGGTGGAGGCCCACAACCGGGACCTTGCAACACACAATCTAGCAGTCTTTTCATCACATCCTTGCGTCATATATATGGTTTGCACTCTATACCTAAAATCGTCGAGAGGACATATTTCAGTCTCTTTTATATTTTCTATTGTTTTAATCTCTCCGAACATGGTTATTATATCTTGTTCAAAAGTGCTTTTTGGTAAGGATGGTATTGGTAAATCATATGGTTCCACATGAACCATTAGAGGTGGGATAGGGTGTGGGGTCAAGAACGGTGCACTATCGTATTCTTCATTCACGTCGTCTGTGTGTTCCAGAGGGCAGCGAGTAGTTTGGGCACCTATAGAGGTGGTCTTTTTCATATCCCATTCTTTCTCAAACCGACAATCTTCTCTGTAGCCCCAAGGGCATACCACAAGCTCACCGTGAACCAAGTTCTTGTTACGCCTATCACATAGGTCTGCGCCTTTGAAGAAACATTGTTTGCAATAATTGTTCTTCGCGCGGAACTTCTTCTTGTTGACAGAAGTCCGATGTATGTCACCTCCGTTGTCCCTGACAACGGTGTCTCTAAGAGGGTGGGGGTGTGAGGCACCACTAATTACATGAGTCACATCAATTTGCACTCCATTTCCACATTTCTCCTCGAGAACTCCCTGGTTTGAACTATCGCCCCGGGTTTGAGCGATAGGATGTCCGCAATTCT